GCAATAAAACAAGTGAAGCGGTTCTGACTGAACTGTTCTCTTGTGTACGATCAAGACCGCCCAACACAACGCGAGCGAGAGCGACAGTAGATGCAACGTAGTCGTGGATACCAGACATCTCAACACCCTATTATGGACCGGACCTATAATAGCCGGGGGTCTTACCACGATCAACGGCTACGCGTGCAATACCTAAGTTTTCGGCAAAACGATCTTCCATAACCTGCGCTTGTGCGTAACGACCGGTTGTTTCAAACGCAACCGCCGCCGCACCATATTTCAAAGCTTCTTGAAAAGCTTCTGGAATAGCGTCGTAATCGTTGTCGCTGGTTAGATCAATTGGGGCTGCCGACACATCCAAGTCAATTTCAAGGTATTGCGACGGCACAGGAAACATCCAAATTTCTCCGGTAGGTCCGTCATTGTAGACAGACCACACGGCGGGGTAAGACATATTTAATACAGAGTACGCACGGCAATACGCTTGGAAATCATCCCAAGGAAGCCAATCTAGTGCTGGTTTTGTTGTGCCGCCCCAATTTACGGAACAGGTGATTGTGTCGTAGACGTAAGCCGTTCCAGCGTATTGGGCTTTAAGAAAGTTGTTGAAAAACCCTTGGTACGGATACCGCTCAACACCGGGGATAGTCATGCACGAATTGGTTACAGCGCCGTAAGCGGACGGAAATGGCCCGTTTGGGGAGTAATTGATCGGGTAATTGGCGTTGTACTGCAACACGTTAAAATCGTTGTTGTAGTCGGTATTGAAATCGCCGTTACTGCCTGTTGTTCCCGCTGCCGTGTTTGAACCCGCAAACGGATTTGGCAACGCGCCGGGCTGGGCAGCAGTTGGAATAGCGCTACCTGATACGGCTGATGCACCAAACGCCGATTGACCTGAAATCAACCGGCGGATGCAACCAGTGCGTTTGGCCGCGTTTCTGCGGGAGGTGTTAACCCACCGAGTTAACTGCGCTTTAGAAATGAACGTATAGTTTTGATCGTTCAGTAGCGCCGAAGTGTCGTTAAGAAGCTGACTGAGTGACATACAAACCGCCCAAATAAGTTAAAGCCCGCACCCGCGTCACCGCAAGCACGGGCTTTTATTTAATCAGCTACTAGCTATTAGACTTGCGTCAAGTAGCTGGTGTCTGTCTGACCGCCCATCGTGAAGGTCACGACTGGAGCTGTCGTAACAACCGAAGCGGTTGCAATGACAACTGGCGTTGGCGAAGAAGTGTAGATACCGCCATCATAAATCACCGCGCCCGTAGCAGTGATACCACCGCTGGAGATTGGAGCCTTGATGTTAGCATTACGCGTCTTAACCAAACCCGACTGGGTGAATGGATTGGTGTAGGCTGCTGCGGTCGTTGGGAACGCGTCTTCTGCCGTGATCTGAGCGACCGTACCAGAAAGACCTGCACCTGCCGTACCGGCTGCGTAAGCCGTGATCGACCAGGACATGATACCTGTTGCTGCTGCCGATGCACCGCCGCCGCCGGAGAACGAAAGCGTTGGAAGCGAAGTCTGACCGCCCTGACCATGGTCGAGGCAAAGAAGACCCGTAACCGTGCCCGCACCCGTAAGAGTTGCAGTTGCAGCTGCGTTGTAACCCTGTGTCACGCCGTTCACGCCTTCGCGTGGATCGTTGATGAACACAACGGTTGGGGCCGAAGCATAACCAGCGCCTTGGTTGGTGACAGTAACCGAAGAAACTGCGCTGCTTGAAAGCGTAGCGTAACCGGTTGCCTGAATACCGCCCGCAGGAGGAGCTTGGAACTGGACGATTGGTGGGTAGGTGTAGTTTGTGCCACCGTTGGTAACGGTAACCGTGGAAGACACTGCACCGCCAACAACTGCGCGCCAAATCGAGCTACCAGCCGAAGCCTTAACCGTTGGAGCAGAGGTGTAGCCCGAACCAGCGTTGGTGATCAACGCACCGACGAGAGCGCCGGTCTGGTTTGCGAGGCGGTAGTTAACACCGTCCGAGTAAATGTAACGAACGCCACCTTGGTGATCGCCGTTACCAATGTTGCGCCAGATGCCCGTAATAGGGTCATACTGCTGAACAACGGTGTAAAGACCGGTGTTCACCATGTACCAACCTGCTGGGCTGATCAGTTGAACCTGACCAGACTGCAACGTGATTACGTTAGTGGCTACGCCCTTCAGAGAAGGTAATACGCCGGAACCAGAAAAAAGACCCATCGGTCACTCCTTTAGATTACTGCGGGCGAAGTGCCCGGAACGTTAGGCCATGCGGCACCGGTAATACCCGAAATCTGGGCACCAGACGAAGGCTTCGCGCAGACAAGATCAGCTGCCGAAATCAACACACCGATATCCGAAATCTGACCAACTGGAATCTGGCTTTCGAAACCAGAGAACGTCATTGGTGCGTATTCCGACATATAGAGGCCGGTGTAGCGCGAATTTACCACGATGCAAGTGCCGAGTGGGCAGAATGGATCGGGGAAGATCGGCGTGTCGAGAACACGGATAGCGCGGAAGCCCGCATTAACCGCATCGTCCTTCTCGTAGATCGACCGAGGCTTCGTGGTGAACATTTCGAGCGACATGAAGTCAGACATGAGTTCTGCCCAGTTTGCTGGGTTCATGACTGCGTAATCAGGTGCTTCACCGCCAGCGCCCGACTGAATACGGGTGAGGAGCTGGGCCATGCCGACACGCGTGGTAGCAGCAGCGCCGGTGTTCGTAATCAGCTGACCCGACCAGAACGAACCTGGGGTACGCGAGATACCGCCGTAAGATGGAACGTTCGTGCCGTCGTCATAAGCTTGCGTCAGCGAGTCCCAAACTTGGGTGTTGGCGTAGTTGTTGGAATAAAGAGCCTGTGCGTAGGCTTGCTTGATAACAACCGCTGCGTCCGACATCACTGCGCGGAGCTTAGGAATAACAACTTCGGACGACTGGATAATTGCTTCCATTCCGAAGAAGCCAACTGGAACCATACCAAGCTTGAGCGAGAACTGAGCGTTCTGGATCGCTGCCTGATCGGTTGGCATTGGGAAGTCGCCAGCAAACGAACCCCAGTTGAAGGAAACGAAAGACGATCCCTGCACTGGAATGGTAATCTGGCTGACACCGCCGCGTGCAGCTTTGGCGTTCGACATGAACAAGCTGAGAAGCGGATGTGACTGATAAATCTGTACATATACAGAAGGCAAGAAAGCACGCCGCGTTAGTGCGGCGAGCTGTGCGCCAAGCGCGCCTGAAGGGGTAATACCGCTTCCGGTCAGCGTGGCTACTGGGGAGGTAGGTAGAGCCATTGGTTACGTCCTTTTATTACGCCGCGCGACCGAGCGTGTCCCGGACATACTTGTCAGGGTCGGCTACAAATTCGGTAAGCTGTGAGTCCATGTAACCCATAGGGTCACGATGAAGTTCAACTAGTGCATCGTTGCGGTTTTTGGACCCGAATAGATCGAGGTCTTGCGGTGCCCAAGTTGGACCTGCAACCTTTGCTGGCGGAGCCTTGCTGGCGACATACGCGGCAGCGGCTTCTGCGTCCGAATAATTGCCCGTAGACTTCATACGATCAATCATCTGATTGAAGCCTTCTTCAGTCAGATTATAGTCGCGACGGGCTTTTTCGAGTTGTTCTTCAAGTTTTAACTTCGTGCGCTCTTCATCGGCGGCACGTTTTTCATCAAGACGCTCTTCAAGAAGCTTTTCGTATCTGTCTTCAAGATTCTTGATCTTGTTCAAGTGTGGCTCAACGATTGGGGCAAACATATCCTCAGTCGTTTTAACGTCGTCCCAACGGGCCTTAGCCGCTTGTTGGATTTTTTTACCGACTTCACCGTCGTTCCAAAGTGCGTCAATCAACTCTTTGGAGCGCTGAAGAGCAATTTGATCTGGGGTCATAGCCATGGTTTACTTCCGACCTTCTGGAGCCGTCGAACCGTTTTTGCCCGAATTACGTGCGGCATCGTCGCCAACGTGTTCTAGGCTGCGGATGTGGTTGGTGCCGTCAGTTGGAAGACCCGACTTGCGTGCGCCAATTCCCATCGTTGGGAACTCAACGTACTGCATAACGCTGCGATCTTCTTTAACGTCGTTAACGTATGGGGTAGGAACTTTTCCTTGTGCCATAACTTACTCCTATGCGCCCATTGGCGGGGTTGGTGGTGGTGGAGCGCCCGCTCCGGGTCCGCCGGGTGGTGGACCACCGGGCATCATACCAGCCATATTAGGCTGTGTCTTAGCGGCACGCGCCATTTCCATCAATTGTTGAATGGCGCCCATCTGATCGCCTTGTGCGCCACCTTCTTTTTCAAGGTGCTTGCCGATGTCGGCAACGGCTTTAAGAACGGATTGATGGAGTGCTGAACCCATTGGCAACTGGGGGAGTGCTTTTTGAAGCGACTCAAGACCCACTTTCAAAGCTGCCACTCCTTGCTGACCTGAACCAGCCATAGGTCCGGCCATGCTCGCTGGCCCCGCGCCACCCATAGGTGGCATCGCGCCAGGAAGTCCGGGAGCGCCGGGGACTGGGCCACCGGGCATTGGCATGGGCGGTAAAGCCATAATTTACACTCTCTAAACTAAAACAGTTTATTTACGAGTAGAACGTTTTTTAGAACGGCAAGAAGCCATGTGACCGACTCCTAAAATTACTTGCGCTTAACGCGACGCGAACCATAAGCCATGTTAGTCTCCTATAAAAAAGTGAAAGACGGAGACTGTTGAGTCCCCGTCTTCCGAAACCACAATTACTTGCGGCCCTTGCGGTGCATCTTACGGCCACGCTTTTCGGCGATTTCAGAAACGTCAAACATAGTTAAACTCCTATTGCTGGGAACGTTGAGAGAGCTTACCATCTCAACAGACATCAGATTACGTTGGCTATAAGAGACTTGTCAATATATAATTGAGAAAAGCTGTGGTTTATCAAAACGATAGGATGGGATGATATGCACATACCTAAACGCGATCTCGAATCATTCGCCCGAAACTTGGCGAATATTTGTATGTCGTCCCGACAGGCGAGACAAAATCGTGGAGCCTTTTTCGAGTCTTACGCCATGTCTGGTTCAGCTGACGCAGCTGCTCCAGCAATGTTTAACAAGACTTACGCATCACTCGATGATCTCGAATCACTTCTTTTTTCTCCGGTGTCTTTACGCTTCGCCATCACCGATCCTGATCTTCCAAACGTTGTCAACGAATCTAAAGGTCGGGCTGCTGCGGCACGCATTAGAAAATTCTGCCGCCAGACTGATTCGGACAACAAGATTTCCCAAGCCGTCGGAATTGCTCTCCGCAAAGGTCTCGGCATTTTAAAATTAAATTCTGTCAACAAAGAATTTAGTACGCAGTTGGTGCAGCCAGAAAACTTTGGTGTGTTGCACGAAAACTACACGGCGCTTGATGCGGACATGGAAGCGTTTACGCACCGCATGATCATTACGCCCGCGCAATTCCGCAACCTTATTCGCGGTCGTCCTGACGAAGACGACTTGAAAGAACGTGCCAAGACGCACATGAAAGGTATTTCTGGCGGCATGAAAGACGCATCTGCGTCAGCCATGAATATCGTGACGGGCGGCCTTTACCCGTTCCAAGCTGCGGGCAGCGGTCTTCCAAACCAAAGCCGCGGCCTTGTTGACTGGATGTCGCAACCTAAAGCCGACATCGATCCAGCCGTTGAATCGGCCATGCTTGAGCTAGACGAGCTTTGGGTATGGGATGACAACCGTGGTGATTGGACGACGTTCCAAATCATTGGCGAGGACATTCTGATCGGTGGTAAATACCAGCTGACAAGCTCGTTCTCCTACAACACTTACGCCAAACAAACCGATCCTGTTCTCAAAGGAAGCCATCCGTTCACTACATTTTGCGCCAATCCGGTGCCGGATTACTTTTGGGGCTCGTCGGAAGTTACGCGTCTTGTTCTTCTCCAAGAAGCCATCAATTCCCGTATTACGGGAATTAACAAGATGCTTCGCAAGCAAGAAGAGCCCGCCACCAAGTTTGTCGGTTCGACCGGCGTAAACCAACAGGCACTCTCTCGCTTCAACAAGCCGGGTGGTTACTGGACTGACTCCAACCCGAACGCCAAGATCGAGCGTGACAACATTACAATCCCAGAAGCGTTGTGGGCGTCGCTCCATGAATATGAACGTATGTTTGACGAGATGATGGGTCTTCCGCCAATCGCCAAGGGTCAAGGCGAACAGGGTGTTCGCTCTGCTCAACACGCCGAAACATTGGTTCGTATGTTCTCACCACGCTTTAAAGACCGTGCGCTCCTCATCGAGCGTGACGTTGAAAAGTTTGGCGCTCTTATGCTTGACATGGCTCGCGCTCACGTCGATCAAAAGATGATTGCATGGGTTCCAAAAGATGCGGCTGGTTTTGAAAGTTCGTCTATGCCGGGCGAAGAAGCATTGTTGATCCCGCCAGCCAAGGGTCTTGTGGCAGTGACGTTTACGTTTGCTGATCTGCCGGACGACGTGTCGCTCACCGTTGACTCGCACTCCTCGTCGCCAGCGTTCTC